CCGCTCGTTCTCAGCAGTCAGGGCTTCGATGGCAGCGTTTTTCTCGCGGATGATCTCTTTGGCTTCCCATTGCGTCACGCCGTTCATTGTTCTGCCTTTCCTGCTAGGGCTGCGCGGGCGGTATCGGCCATCGCGTGAGCAAGCGTCATATCGCAGGTCACAGGGCACATATCCTCAATCTCACGCAACGCCTCCCGCAGCCGCTCGTTCTCGGCTTCCAGCGCGTCTATGCTGGCCACCAGCTTTTCCAGCGACAGACCAGCATAAGCCAAAGCGCGGTCATCCATTATGTTGCCAAAGGTTTGAACCATCAGCGCCTTGTCAGCTTCCAGTTCCTTGACCCGTTCGGCCAGCAGTTCTTCGGGGTATTTCATTGGCCGTATCCTTCTTCCCAGAGTTCGATGGCGCGGACGATCTCTTGCTCCGGTGTCCAGTTTTCATTGCCATCACGGAACGCGCCTTCATTGCCTAGGCGAAGTGCCTCACGCGCACACAGCAGCTTGCGATCCACCTTTGGTTTGAAGTCATCGCCGCGCATATTCCAACGCTCGACAGCCTCGTCGAAGGTATTTTTAGGAGCGGTCTTGGCCCCGCAATAGGCGCAGTAACCTTGATATGTGTCGCTATAAGCTGACCGTATCGTCAGCACGCCGCAGCTATCGCCCCCGCAGAACGCGCAGGGCTTCATCTTCTCACGAACCATAGCCGCTCTCCCACAGTTCAATCGCGCGGACGCCGATCAAATCGGTGTCGCTTTCGGTCCACCGCGCATAAGCCTCACGCGCACACAGCAGCTTGCGATCCACGGGCGGTTGCTCGTATTTCTCGATCATGTCGCAGAGGGCGCGGTAGCCGTGTTCTTCATTGTCAGCCGTGTCATTATATGCGTCCCGCAGGTCATCTATGGCATCCGCACCAAACGTCCATTTAAACCGCTTACCAGCTTCGATCAGCACCCAGTCGGGTGGTGTTTGCTTGTCGGTCATTTCCATACCCTCTTCGCGTCTGGCAGCAGATCCTTGCTCTTGCAGGTAGGGCGTATGCATGAGCGCACGCTGGCCACACTGAGCATCACGTTGCAGTGATCGCACCAGATGGGTTTATGCTTAATTTTGGCGGTCATGCGTCAGCCTTTTCAAGCACCATTTCGGGCAGCATGTGCTGAGAGGTGGCAAACGACAGCAGACGATATGCCAAGTGCTGTGCATCATCTGGTGTAAGCCGCAATTTGGTGCGCGCCCCGCTATTCCTGATCATGCCTAGGATCACAGTCCCATCCCTGAGTTGCTGCAATATAACTTGCTCAGTCATGGCTGATCCCCATGATCTCGAAAGCACGGTCCACCGCGCTCTTGGCGGCTTCCAGACGACGCTGTTGCGTGACGCGCTTCAGGGTGAGGCCCTCGCCTTCCTTGGCCTCTTGTGCCGCAGCTTTTTCGATCAAAGGCATGACACCATTTAGCACGGTGGCCAAAGTGTGCAGCACATTCATGATTTCGCTGCGATCCATCGTCCGCATTACAAGGTCAGCGCGATGCAAGTAATCAAGGCGCGCGTTCTCTGTCGCATCTTCCCATTCATCGCCGTGATAGTCCTTGAACAAGGCGGCAGCGACAGCTTCTTTCATTGGAGTAACAAACATATCAAAACCTCACATCGTCGTCGGCCCAATCATACAGATCGAAGCCGAAGTTATCGAACAGCCACTGGCGCAGGGTCACTGCGGCTTCCTTGGTTTGCGAACCACCTTCATGGCGTGGACCTCACGCTCCAGTGCGTAGACGCGCTTCTGCAGGTCGATGATGAGATAATCATAATGGGCCTGCATGGACTGGAATTGACCTTGTCCGAGCGGTGCCCACGGGTTGATAGATTGCTCAGACATAGTCGTTCCAGTCGTCGTAGCTGTCGCTGTGGTCGAGGGCGTTGCGCACCCACAGACCGCCCAGCACCGTCAGGGCGATAGCGCCGATGATAAAGGGCGCGCTCACGGCAGCATCACCATCGCGGCGGTCATAAGAAACAGGAAGACCGCAATGCCGACAAAGCCGAGCAGCAACTCGCGCCACAGTGGCGTCTCAGGCGCGGATGTCTCCACCACAGTGAAGTTGGGCTTGTCGAGCGCGTCGATGACGGCGTCGATGGCACGCTGGCGGATGCGCTTGGCGCGGACAGGCCCGACGTTGTTCACGCGGGCCGCCAGCTCCTCATCGGTCACCAGCAGCACATCGCGCACGGTGTGGAAGCCAGCGCTGTACAGGTCGTCGATCAGGTCGCTTCCGGCGAGTAGTTCAGAGAGGTACATGGTAGGTGCTCCTTGTTACTGAGGCGCCCTGTGTAAGCGGGCGCTTAATGGTGTGTCAATCGTCTTTCTTGTCGATCACAACCTGCTGCGCGTTGGGCAGCGATTGTAGGTGCTTCACGATGCGCGGGTGATGCACGATCAGGCTGCGGTATAGGTCTACGCTGAAGTGCTTCATGGCCAGACGCTGCTTGCGGTCGCGCTCAAGTACGTCGGCTTCGCTGGGGTGGTAGAGCATTAGTCCTCCTGTGCGTGGTCAATTTGGTCGGCGAGCCAGTCGGCGTAGTCGTCGGCTGCGCGTTCGAAGACGGCCTCGTCTACCAGCTCGTCGAACTCATACTCGCCGATGCCGCGCATCTCGCCGATGGCGTAGGCCGACACGATGGTCAGGTCGTCCACGCCGTCGTAGATGTACGTCACGTCCACGTCGCAGTCGTGGTCGTAGCCCCGGCGGCAGGTCCACGACACGTTGACGCACGCGGTGAAGGTCTGCACGCCGCTCATGCCGCGTACTCCATCGGGAAGGTCTCAGGGACGAGCGTGGCGTAGTGTACCGGGCGCTCGTAGCGGCCAGCCTCGTCGCGGTAGACGCTGATCCAGCGGCCACCAGCCGACAGGCCGATGCTCTGGCCGTATTCGAGGTTCACGCCGACCGGCCACAGCAGGTACAGGCCTTCCGCGTCGAGGGCGTCGTTGAGAGTGGGGAACCAGTTCTGCATGATGTGTCTCCGTTGCTGATGTGGAGGGTGATGGGGAGGCCGAAGCCTCCCCGGTTGGCTTATTCGGCTTCGAGGATGTCGAAGATGGTGTCGACGCCGAGGTCGCTGAGCCAGAAGATGTGGCCGTTGCCTTCGTTGTCGTCGCCGTAGCCCATGCCCTTGGCTTCGAGCGAACCGATCAGCGCGGCGACCTGCTTGTCGTTCCAGCCCAGCTCGGCCTTGAACTCGGCGTGGCCGCCGTTGCTGAAGTTGTCCGAGTGCTGGCAGGCGCGGTTGTCGTAGTTGAGGCAAACCTTGAGGGCGGCGATTTCGTTGGCGGTCAGGTTGGTCATGGTGTGTCTCCGTTGTTGATGATGTGGTTTAAGCAGATGGTTTAATTTGGGTCAACCGATATTTCGTAAAAAAGTGCATTTCACATGAAAAAAGTTGCAAGGTGCTGTTTTTTGCGGGTTTTAATTTTAGGTGAAAAGGTGTCACACGTGACTACATCTGACTACACGTAGTGTAACGTGACAATCCCCCTACGCGCGAGGAAGATGCACGGCTCCATCTTCCTATACTTGCTATTCGCAAGATGGAGACGTTGCACCCGAGCGGCAGCGATACCCCATATGAGAACCCTCCCCCATATGGGTTTACTCGTTTCACAATTTCGGGTAAGAGTTCGGACGGATGCGCAGGACCAACTGCACACCCGTCCTGACAACGGCAACTGAAAAGGAGTTTGCCATGCCTGATACTCGTACTAGCGATGCGCGTGCCGACGAGCAAGCGATGACCATCCCCGAACGCATCAAGGCGGCACTGAAGGCCGCTGGGCGCTTTGATGTCGGATCGACGATTTACCTGCCGGACCATGAACAGACGCTGCGTGTGGTCGCCGTTAACTTTACCTCGACCAAGGGAAAGCAGAAAACCTTTGCATGGCTCAAGTGGGAGAGCGAGTGCGTCGAGTGCGGTAAGCGGTACCAGTTCACCAGCAAACGGGTGTTCGCGTACCCCACGAGAACGTGCAAAGACCACCGCCGCACATCGCGTCAGCGGATCGCTAGGGTAGCTCCGAAGGCTGGGGGTGCAATGGCCTTGCGCAAAGCGGTTATCGACGTGCTGGATGGCCTGTCGTTTCTTTGCGATTTTGCAACGCAAGTTGAGATCGAGGATGTGGTGATCGCACATCTCCCGTCAGCAAGGCGTGACGCCATTTGGGAGGTGGTCGTGGATGTTACTTTGAAAGCGGAAGCAGCAGGCTGGGGCGTAATCGAGAGCGATGGTGATATCATACGTTTTGCGGAGCCTTGATGGACCGCGCCGGTGGTGCTATCTGTTCCCTCGAACTGGTAGTCCTGCCACGAAGCGGAGCACGCAGACTAATGACTGGCCGACCGAGCACTTACACGGAAGAGATGGGTAACCTGATCTGCGACAAGCTGACCGAGGGGACCAGTTTGCGTAAGCTGTGCAAGAGCGACGAGTTCCCCAACGCATCGACGGTGTACGTGTGGCTGGACCGCTTCCCCGAGTTCGCCGAGCGGTACGCCCGCGCGAGGGAAGCAGCGACCGAGGACATGCTCGAAGACATCCTTGAGATCGCCGACGACGCAACCATCGACGTTCAGGACAAGCGCGTTCGCATCGACACACGCAAGTGGGCCATGGGCAAGCTGAAGCCAAAGAAGTACGGCGACAAGCAGACGCATGAGATCGGCAACAAGGAAGGCGAGACGCTCAAGGTCGATAGCAACGTCGACACGGTGGCGCTCACGCTGCAACTGGCCGAGGCGCTCCGCACGCAGGACGGCGACAAGTGATCTACCGCCGCCGCGAGGCTGAGCTGGTCCGCACTGGCTTCAACATCATGTGGGAGCCGCTCGCCAAGGGCATGATCCTGAGCTTGCCGTGGTTCAGTTGGTACGTAAGCTGGAACAGGCACACGCGCCGCGTGCATTTCGCCGTGCCGACCGGCTTCAACTGGCGCACGCCGATCGGCCCGTGGCGTCGCATCCGTGAACTTGAGGCCCAGTTGCGCGCCCTCGACCACGCCTTGCATCAGTCGAACGATCGGTACGACAAAGTCCGCGACATGAACGATCAACTGCGCCGAGCGCTCACGCTGTATCGGAACGCATGACCGACGTTGCGTCCCTCGTCGCGGCGCTTGAGCCTGAGCAGCGTGTCCACCTCGACTGGCAGCGGCGCTGGAAGCAGACCGCCCGGCCGAACCAGATCGTGCGCGGATCGGACTGGACTGAGTGCGGCTACCTCGCAGGTCGCGGCTTCGGCAAGACCCGCGTCGGGGCCGAGTGGATCACGCGCGCCGTGTTCGAAGACCCATCGGGCTTCGATAGCTGCGTCATCGCGCCGACCTATCAGGACGTGAAGTTCACCTGCTTCGAGGGCGAGAGCGGCATCCTGTCCGTCCTGCCGCCCGAGCTACTTGTTGAGCACAACAAGTCCGACATGATTATCAAGATGCGAAATGTCGCAGGTGGCGTGAGCGTGATCCGTGGCTTCACGGCTGAGAAGCCCGAGCGTCTGCGCGGCCCGCAGCACTGCCGTGGCTGGTTCGACGAGCTGGCGGCGTGGCAGTACGACCAAGAGACATGGGACATGGCCATGATGGGCATGCGCCTCGGCGCGAACCCGCAGGTGCTGTGGACCACAACGCCCAAGCCGAAAGAGCTGATCCGCAAGCTGAGCAAGCCCAAGGCCAAGCGCGTGATCGTCACCGGTTCGACGTTCGACAACCGGGCGAACCTGCCAGAGAGCTTCTTCGACCAACTCGAACAGTACGAGGGCACGACGCTGGGTCGGCAGGAACTGTACGGCGAGCTGATCGACCCGGAAGAGGCGGGCATCGTCAAGCGCAGCCAGTTCCGGCTGTGGCCCGCGAAGAACCCGCTGCCGTCGTTCGACTTCATCGTCATGTCGCTCGACACGGCGTACACCGAGAAGACCTACGACAAGAAGACCGGCGACGCGGACAGCACGGCCTGCACCGTCTGGGGCGTGTTCTTCCACGAGAAGCGGCACAACGTCATGCTGCTCGACTGCTGGGAGGACCAGCTCGGGCTGCCGAACCTGATGCGGCGCGTCCGCAAAGAGATGAACACGCCCTACGGCGACGACAACGACACGGCGATCATCAAGCCGCTGTTCGGTTCGTCGAAGCCGCTGACCTCGGGGCGCAAGCCGGACGTGCTGCTGATCGAGGACAAGGGCAGCGGCATCAGCCTGCGCCAGATGCTGGAGGCCGAGCGCATCGACGCATACGCCTACAACCCCGGCCGGGCCGACAAGCTGACGCGCCTGCACATGGTCACGCCGGTGTTCGCCCGCAAGCTGGTCTGGCTGCCCGAGAGCGACAAGTACCCCGGCCGCCCGCGCAACTGGATTGAGCCGCTGCTCGCCCAGCTATGCGCCTTCACCGGCCCCGGCAGCATCAAGCACGACGACTTCGTAGACAGCACGAGCCAAGCGCTCCGGCTGCTTATGGACAAACGGTGGCTCGATCCTGTAAAAGCCCGCAAAGACGAACGCGACGCGCCGCCACCCAAAGAGCGGGTCAATCCGTATGCACAGTAGGACTAGGCCATGAACGAAGACGACCTCGACCAGCCCGAGCGCGAAGACGACGAGTACGGTGAGATGATCGAACTCACCGACGAGGAGCCGGATGTCGAGGACACCGAGGACGGCGGCGCCATCGTCAAGCTGGACGGTGACGAGGTTGCGCGTTCCGAGGACTTCTACAAGAACCTCGCCGAAGACATGAGCGACAGCGACCTGAAGCGCATTGCGCAGCAGTACGTTGACCTCATCACCAAGGACAAGGAAGCGCGCAAGAAGCGCGACGAGCAGTACGAGGAAGGCATCCGCCGCACTGGCCTTGGCGACGACGCGCCCGGCGGCGCGGACTTCATGGGCGCATCGAAGGTCGTGCATCCGATGCTGACCGAGGCGTGCGTGGACTTCGCATCGCGCGCCATCAAGGAACTGTTTCCGCCAGAAGGCCCGGTGCGCGACAAGATCGTCGGCGACATCACCGGCGAAAAGATCAAGAAGGCGAAGCGCAAAACCGACTTCATGAACTGGCAGCTCACGACGCAGAGCACCGAGTTCCGGGGCGAGCTTGAGCAGCTACTGACGCAGGTGCCGCTGGGCGGCGCGCAGTACATGAAGGTGACGTGGAACGAGCCGCGCAACCGCCCCGACTTCCTGTTCGTCGCGATCGACGACATGTACCTGCCGTTCGCCGCGACCAACTTCTACAGCGCCCAGCGCAAAACGCACGTCCAGTACCTGACGCAGCTCGACTACGAGAACCGCGTCAAGTCGGGCATGTACCTCGACGCCGACATCGGCCCAGCGGGCCAAGAGCCTGACTTCAGCGCCGCCGAGAAGGCGAACAGCAAGATCGAGGGCCGCACCGAGAGCAGCTACAACGAGGACGGTCTGCGCACCGTGTTCGAAGTGTACGTCATCGCCGACATCGAGGACGAAGGGCCGCTGCCCTACATCATCACGATCGACAAGACCTCGAACAAGGTGCTGTCGATCTACCGCAACTGGGACGAGCTGGACGAGGCTCAGGAAGAGTTGCAGTGGTTCGTCGAGTTCCCGTTCGTGCCGTGGCGCGGCGCGTATCCGATCGGCTTGCCGCACATGGTCGGCGGCCTGAGCGCTGCCTCAACCGGCGCGCTGCGTGCGCTGCTCGACGCCGCGCACATCAGCAACAGCCAGACGATGCTGAAGCTGAAGGGCGGAAGCCGCGGCGGCCAGAGCCTCGAAATCCAGCCGACGCAGGTCATGGAGGTCGAAGGCGGGATGCAGGCCGACGACATCCGCAAGCT